ATAGAGACGCAGTCGGTCAAGACGTATGAGGGCATTACAGGTAGGATGTATGAATGTGTGTTCATGGTCGTGAAGAATGATGGTTTCTCGTTCGGTTTCACCGTGATCGCTTCGTTCGTTGAAAAGGATGGTAAGATTCGTATTCAATCTCTCCGTTCCCAACCCCTCCGCGACCAGGCGCCAGATGATATTAGCATCTACACAAAAGACTCTGTCGGTAAGGAATTTGTAAAGTACAAGCTCATCAAGGAGAGTGCTATGCCGAATCTAGATGGGTTAGAATCCGCAAAAAATAAATTAAGCTAATTGTAATGATCAGCATCAATGATATCATACGAATTGATGATAAGAAGAAAAAGATCAAAAAGGAAATATACACGAGAATTTACGAACAGTTTTCATCAAAGATTAGAAAATCTGTAGAACTTGGTCATAAACAGGTGTTCCTCACAGTGCCTATATTTCTTGTAGGCTACCCAGTGTACGACAGGGGGGCTGCAGCTAGGTACGTAATGAGACAATTTCAGCATGGTGGGTTCGAAGTTCAGCTATTGAGTGATTTCGACATATATGTATCTTGGAACACTTCAAAAAAGAAGAGAGAAACACACAGTGAAGTTGAAGATGATAGTGATTTTCCAAATCTCATGAATCTAAAGAAGATAGCCAACCAGTACAGGAGAAATGGTGCGTAGTAAATTTTGATTTTAAAACCCAATTAATCATAAATGGATAATCTGAATATATTAGTCGAGGCAAAGAAGGAGTACCTCGGACAGATGTGTACGATTATGTGTCCACCTATGATTGATGTTTTTAGTGATATGTACGATGAAGCGACCAAACTTTCCAAGGGGAGGAAGGTTTTGATCATGTTTCAGAAGTTACTAAAGGAAGTCCCAAACTGGTCGAACGCCATGTCTAAACAGCACACGGATAATATCGCGAATCGGTGTGCGTGGTTCAACGATCTGTTGGCTGCCGTTTTCGTCGCGTGTACGAAAATTCTTTCCGCGGTTCGACTCAAGGCGGATAATAAGAAAATTTCTCTTAAACTCCCCACGAATGAGGTTTTCATTCAAACGTGTTACAACAACATCGCGAAGGATCTCTACCGCGACCCCTACATTTTTCACGAGGAACAGAGTGTTTACAATAGGGATGAGAAACTGAGCACTCGTTTCTGTTTGTGCATCGAGACCTCTGTGAAGGAACTCATCCCCGTTCAGCAGATTCTGCAGACATATATGTCCCAGGAATCCAGGGATATCGATCTTGATGGTGAAGTTCAGGATAGTGAGGACCCCGACATCTTTGATGAACCCGAACCCGAGCCGATGATGGAACCCGAACCTGAACCCGAGCCGATGATGGAACCCGAACCCGAACCAGCTCCTATGATGGAACCAGAGTCTCAAGAGTTCAAAACAATTCCATCTGTTCAGTACGACGAACCAGAACAGGAGCAGCCGGAGCAGCCGGAACAGCCGGAGCAGCCAGGAGATGATGATGTACTCTTCGGTGACGCACCAGAGACCCGTACAAAAAAAGTTGGCTATTATTAAATGGAACTCTCCGATTATTTACGTGACCCAGTATATGCCGCTCTTATAGCGGGTGCCACAACAGCCGGGTACATCCATCTCAAGGCGTATTTAAATAATGAAGGAAAATTGGAATTAAACCAGTACGTGAAGCCAGCGGTTCTTGTCGCCATTCTCGTTTATATGATCGTACTCAATGGTCTCGGTAAAAAAGAGACTATTTCCAATGAACCTTTCTAAACTTAAAGATTACAGGTATTTATTAAGAAAATGGCGTCCGTATCTGCGTTTAATGACATGATGGGACAATTTCTTGTGGAATTGCACAAGTCCTTTCCAGATGAAAAGAGTGTTAAGAAAATGCTGACGTCGTTTGATCTTATTAGAACGACTTCCCCCAAGCTCATCGTCGATGGTTTCATGACTAGCGTCACTCCCCACGCCGACCGGATTTCTGCGAAGGATGAGGATTTCATTCTCGTTCACTCCCCAGAGATTGAATTTCTCAAGGAGATCGATCTCATTGGGTTGTGGAGTCGCATGAACGAAGGCACCAAGGCTGCCGTGTGGCAATATCTCCAGACCCTGTACATCCTTGGTACGACTATCCAGTCCGTTCCCGAGGAAACACTCGGTATGATTGAAACACTCGCGAAGGAGTGTGCCGATAAGATGCAGAACGGCGACGGCGAAATTAATCAGGATGCCCTCATGAAGATGATGTCCGGTTTGATGGGTGGTCTACCAAAAAAATAAACCTCGACTATATTAAATGAAAGTTTGGTTCGAGGATCCTACACAACTTGTCAATACTAAAAAAATATTAGACTTCTGGCCTAATAGTAAACAAACACCAGAGGATAGAATTAATGCCGCATCACGGTTTGTTATTTACGCTTCATGTGTATTATTCCTCATTCGTCGTGATCTCCGTATGTTCATTTTGGGTATGACTGTCTTATCGATCATCTTCGTGATGTATAAGATGAACGTCATCAAGGAACCATATGGAGATGTACAGAGCGCACCTACGTGCCAGAAGCCGACGATGGAGAATCCCCTTGGAAACGTTTTGATAACAGATTACACCGATGCCCCAAACAGGTTGCAAGCCTGCTATTATGCATCTGAGAAGACACTCATGGATAAATTCAGTGGTGATCAGGTTTCGTATGATTCGGGACGTTCCCGTACTACACTCCCCAAGCACCAACGTAATGCCTACGAACGACAGTTCGTGACGACTGCCGTGTCGAAGATTCCAGGGGATCAGACGGCGTTCGCGGAATGGTTGTACGGACCCAAGAATAAACCGATGTGTAAGAGTGATGCGAGAACATGCAGTCCCGATATGCGTGGTGCCCAGTTGGAAGCCTTTGGTGGTCTTCACAGAAGCGGGGACAGGCGTTAATGTGGATTAATATTCTCATGTAATAATAAATGGCGTATCAGCTTCAACCTGGTCTTTCTATTGTCGAAAATAAAGGTGCTCTCCCATCAGTGAGGGCGACCGATGAAGTGTTTGTTTACCCTCAGCCCAGTCACCTGAACTATGGATCTCGTCCCAATACAATGTTGTACGGTACCGCCCCCTATATGGCAGGTAAAGGTGCCCCAGCGAGATTTATTGAAACGAGTGATCAGCTCAGACCCCAGTCTACGTCTCGGTTCAATAAGAATATCGTTCAGACCTATGAGCGTAACCTATTCCCTCTCTCCAACATGGAGTGCAAGACCCCTCTTCGCACCATGCGTTATGAGCCATCGAGTACCCGTGCTGAACTCCAAAACGGACTTTTCCAGAAAAGATACGTCAATAAAAATATCGTTAAGAAGTAAGAATGGCTGATCCTATTTCCGTATTAGCTATAGCTGGTCTAATTTATGCTGGGCGGTCACTTAGTACCAAGTCTAAAACTGAGATGTATAGTCCTGGGGTACAGGTAATTGCACCTGGTCCTGGTCCTTCTCCTCCCCCTCAACCGGAATTCAAGGAGAACGATTTCGTGTCCAGGGTAGCCGCCCCCGCGAAAAGAGAGATGGAGAGCTTCGCAGATATTAGTCGTCAGCAGAGAAGTGGTGGTCAAGAAGTTCTCAACATGCGTAACCGCATGTATGATCAAGGGCGTATGAACAACCTATCCCCTATCGAGAAACAATTGGTGGGTCCAGGTCTTGGTGTAGGAGCTGATACCCCAGCTGTGGGTGGTTATCAACAGATGTTCAGGATTAACCCGATTAACGTAGGTGAATACAGGCTCACAACTCTCCCAGGGCGATCTGGTCCCGCCATGGACGTTACAGGTGGACGATCGGCGAAGGTTGGAGAACTCACCCACAATAAACCTGAGACGACAGCCTATCTTCCTTCTCGGTTACCTGTTATGGCTGGTCGTGCCCAGGGAATGACCGGTGTCGTACCCCGTAGTGAACATGAGATGACTAAGCGTACCACCAATCGGTCCGAAACTGGTCTACGTGATGATGGTTTGGGTTTCAGTGGTGCCAAGCGTTTGGTCTCTGCACAGACACTCGCCCAGGACCCGACTCGTTTCAAGGGTGATCGCAACGATGAACACTACGCGTACGTGAACCACCCAACCCCAGGTATCCACAGTTTCCATGGTGCGTACACGAACAGTGCTGCTGCTCAAGTGACTGCGAAGACGAATGAGGAGCTCATGAAGTTTGGGTTCCGCCCAGAGGATCGTCGTGGTAAGGCTAACCGTATGGGTAACGCCGGTCGCATGAATGTCCGTGAGAGTGCCCTTAAGCAGGGTGGGCAGATCACAGCGGTTAGAAGTGATACCTCCCGGATCGATGGTCGCATGAACGCTGCGAATGGTGGTTGGACCCAGCAGTACCAGAACAATACATTCCATCAACTCAATCCTTATAAGGGTAACGAAAACCCCAACTCGAGAACACTTGATGTCGCGACGAGGCAGTTAAAGAACAACCCCTTCTCCCATTCACTTTACAGTTAAATGAAAAGTCATCTGATTGATGAAAAACAGTCATTAAAATAGTATACATCTATTTTAATGAAGGTTCATAACCTCAGCGTAGATAGTAGTCAGCACACCGTCATCGTAGATGAGTTTTCTAACACGTTCTCGAAACCACATAATTACACTGTTCACCTGAAAAATCCAATCTATGATGTCTCCCAAATTAAACTCGTTTCCGCCCGGATCCCCACACCACAACTCCTTACGTGTTTGACGAATAACACATTCAGTGTGAACGGTACAAGCATCACACTAAACGAATCTAATTATTCTAATGGACATGTTTTGGCTGAAGATCTTGAAACTGTTTTGGCGCCTCCATCTTCAAATGTGAGTCTCGTCGTGTACGATGAGGATACGAATTCGATTAGCTTTTCGAACGTGGGAGCATCTAATGCATTCACATTCGAATTTTTTGATGGAACAAATGGATTCTTACAAACGTCGTCTTCCTTAACGACACCACACCAACTCATTGGGTTTAGTTCTAATAATCAAACGTCAACCAACGGGATACTCAAGTCAGGTGCGATAAATCTTAATGGACCTAACTCTCTCATACTCAAACTCACAACTGGGTCCGATGAATTTACACAATCTGTGTATAGCTCAACACCCTTCTATACGGGACATATTCTCCTGGATGGTTCTGACTTTATCAATATAAGTGGTGGTGATGATCCACTCATACATCATTTTCATTCCGGATCTCAAAAAATCATAAAGGATTTGAAAATTGAATTCTTTTACATGAGTCATGGGCGTCTCATTCCATATGATTTTAGAAACCAAGATCACAT